TCCCTATACTGGGTTTTGACAAAGAGGATGAAGAAGACGTTGGTGATTTATCGGATATAACCGATCCAACGAAAACACCGGCGCTTACGCCACCTGTTGGTGGGATACCCGCGGACCCTGGGTTCGTGACACGTGAAGACGTTCTGGTTGAGTTTGACAGGCCGGATTATGACCCGTATTCGATCCTCCCTGCTCCGGCTACAGACCCTTATCTCGCGGGCCGCAGGCCAGGAGACATAGCGTCTTCCCTGGACGTTCTTGGGTTCAGGCCAGCACAGGGCCTGGAACAGAAGCCCGAGACTATGGAGCGTGTAGAGCGGTATGCCCAGCAGTTTGGCATAGGGCCACAAGACTTTTCTCAGGAGTCGATTACGCCGTTTGAGCAGCGTTTTGATATCAGCATACCGGACGTTTCCGCAGGTTATCCGGTTAGACCAGAATCTATTCTCCCTGAGCCTCGATACAACCCTTTGACCTTTGGTCAAGAGCCGGAGGAGCCTACGGAACCACTGGGACTGTTTGCTCGCGGTGGTGTGGCTGAATCCTCTGATGGCATTGGGTCTTTGATGCAGCGACGGGAAGGTGCCGTTACGCGGATGTTGCTAAACAAAGCCGGCGCGGTGCGCTCTTATCAGGATGGTGGTGAAGCGAGACGTCCTCTTTTGCCTACCGACCCCTTGTATATTCAGGACGATACAGCGCCATCTGCCGCAGCACTTTCAGACATGCAACGTGCTGAAATCCCGTTTGATCCGAGTTTGACGGAAAAAGAATCAACTTTAGATTCTGTTCTTCAAAGAGCCAGAGACGTGGGTCAGGGCTTTGCTGATATCCCTGGTTTTGTGGGTAATTATTTCGTTCGACCCGATGAAAGGGGTCAGCCCAGCTTGGTTTCTCCGACAGAGGTCGCCAGAGACGCATTAAGTTTGGGCCAGGGTATGGTGACAAGTGCCATAGAGGACCCAGTAAGCTTTGCTTTAGATATGATTCCTGGTGTTTCTAACGTTAGGTCTTTGATGGATTCTAATGCTTTGTATCGACAAGCCACCGAATTAGATCAAGCAGGGGACTCATTAGCGGCAGCTAAGACTAGGTCTTTAGCCTCAATGTCTATGACAGACGTGTTTAATCCTATCCCTGGCAGTAGAACGGCTATAAGAGGGATCATTGCTGGGTCAGCAGCACAAAGGGCACCTCAAAGGCTAGGTGATCAAAGGCTTTCACAAATTGAAGAAACGGGAGACAAAGGCTTAGAAAGGCAAGTTTTTCAAGAAACAGGTGCTTTTATTTCTCCAGAGGGGAAATATCAATTTGAAATAGACACTACTGACGCTAGTACCGATGTAGGTAAATGGGCAACCATGTATCAATACATGGGAAGTGCAGACCAGGTTTCCACGTATTTACCGGATGTTTTGGAGTTGCCCGAACTATACGAAAACTACCCACAATTAAAAGAAATCAAGGTAACTTTAGACACAAGTCTTCCGGGTAGTGCCCAATACAATGTAAGAAGAAACACAATTGCTTTAAACCCCGCTGAGGTGGGAGCTGATGAGAAAGCCATTGTTTCTTCTCTTCTTCATGAAACACAACATGCTGTGCAGAACATAGAGAACTACCTAGCTCAACAACTTTTTCCAGAAGATTTAATGTCTTTTGAAGAATACCGGCGTTTGCCGGTTGAAGTAGAAGCTCGTAATGTTCAAAGTCGATACGAGAATCCCGAGCTTAGGGGTGATCTTCCAACTCTTACACAAGAGTTTAAACCTGAAGAATACACAGATGTTTCGGAGTTAACCCGAAGAGACGCTGCTCGGGCCTTTCAAGGCATAACGGGTCTCGGTGAATTTGATGACATTTTCCCTTTTAGCAAAACAGATTCTCAAAAAATAGATGAAACGATGGCTCGGATATTAGAGCGAATCAAAAACCAACAAAATACTGGCCGCACTAGAGGGCAGGCTATAGAGCAAAACCCCAATATAACGGGAGTTAATAAACGCTCTAACCCTAATAACCCGGAGAGGAATTAATGGCTAACGGTACTGAAGGCGTAACATCAATGGTTGAGCGGCTCACGGGCGATGCACCGGTAGAGCTGACCGTTGAAGAGCAGGTAGAAATAGCCGTTCCTGGGGCGTTGGCAAATGCACCAAGAGAGGGCCTAGACATTGAAATCGAAGAGACAGAGGACGGTGGGGTCATAGTTGACTTTGATCCTGGCGCTGATTCGATAGACGAGGGCGATTTTGGTCGCAACCTGGCCGAAGAGATGGACATGGGTGACCTCGGCGCGGTGGCCAATGACCTGTTGAGCGAGTACGACTCCAACAAAGCCTCTCGTCAAGACTGGGAAGATGCTTATTCCAAGGGCCTGGAGATGCTGGGCTTTAACTATGAGGAGCGGTCCGAGCCCTTCAGAGGCGCTACAGGCGTCACACACCCGCTTTTAGCCGAAGCCGCTACCCAGTTCCAAGCTCAAGCCTTTAACGAGATGCTGCCGCCCACAGGGCCTGTAAGGACCGCTGTGGTTGGAAGCATTACCCGAGACAAGGAAGCACAGGCTCGGCGTGTTAAAGAGTTCATGAATTACTACATCACCAACGTGATGGAGGAATACACGCCAGAATTTGACCAAATGCTGTTTTATTTGCCTTTGGCAGGGTCAACATTCAAGAAAGTTTACTTTGATGAGGCGCTAAACCGCGTGGTTAGTAGCTTTGTCCCGGCAGAAAACCTGGTTGTGCCGTACAACACCAGCAGTCTGGAGACTTGTCCGTGCATAACCAACGTCATTTCGATGCCGATGAACCAGCTTCGCAAGCTTCAGGTGTCTGGTTTCTACCGGGATGTCCCAGTTTCTGCGATGCAGCAGGATCAGAACGAAATTGTTGAGGAAATCGACAAGATTCAGGGTCAGCAACCGTCAAATATTGACTATGACACCACGATTTTGGAGTTTCACGCCGAATTAGACCTCCCTGGCTTCGAAGATAAGGGCGAAGATGGCGAGGAAACCGGCATAAAACTGCCGTATATCGTGACTGTGGCCGAAGATACGGGCCAAGTCCTGTCTATTCGCCGAAATTACGCGGAAGACGACGAAAATAAGGCAAAAATCCAGTATTTTGTGCATTACAAGTTCCTTCCTGGCCTTGGTTTCTACGGTTTGGGCTTGATTCACACGATTGGGGGCCTTTCTAGGACCGCCACAGCCGCTCTGAGGCAGTTAATTGACGCAGGCACCCTGTCCAACCTCCCTGCTGGATTTAAGGCCAGAGGGCTTCGTATAGCCGAGGACAGCGAACCGCTACAACCGGGAGAATTCCGTGATGTAGACGCTCCTGGCGGCGCAATCCGTGAAAGTTTGCTGCCTCTGCCGTTTAAAGGCCCGGATAGCACGTTATTTCAGCTATTAGGCTTCGTGGTAGACGCTGGAAGGCGTTTTGCGACCATAACTGACATGAAGGTCGGGGATGGCAATCAACAGGCCGCTGTGGGCACCACAGTAGCTCTGCTGGAGCAGGGCAGCCGTGTGATGAGTGCGGTACATAAACGCCTGCACTATGCAATGCGTCTGGAATTCAAGCTGATGGCTCGGGTTATGCACGAGTCTCTGCCGCAGGAATACCCGTTCTCTGTTGAGGGTGGCGATGAAGCGGTCATGGCGTCGGACTTTGACGACCGTGTGGACGTGATTCCGGTCTCTAACCCGAACGTTTTCTCTCAGGCACAGCGGATTGCTTTGGCTCAGTCTCAATTGCAGCTTGCCACGCAGGCTCCGCAGATACACAACATGCATGAGGCTTTCCGCCGCATGTACGATGCGCTGGGCGTCAAGGATATCGACAAGATTCTGAACGTTGATAGCTCTAACGATCCTGTTCCCAAAGACCCGGCACAGGAAAACATCGACGTCCTGGACAACATCAGGCTCAAGGCTTTTGATGGGCAGAATCATGACGCGCACATCATGTCGCACCTGCTCTTCAGTGCTTCACCAATAGCTGCACAGAATCCAGTGGTCCTGACCGCTCTTCAGAAGCACGTGACGGAACATGTGAAGATCAAGGCGGAAGAGACCGCTATGGTCATGTTCTTGCAGCAGAACGGCCAGCAAGCGCCTACAGACGACCAGATGTTACAGATAGAGGGCATGGTGGCGCAGATAATAGCGCAAGAGCTACAAAATCTGAGGCAGATGAGCATAGGCATAGCTGGTCAGGCGCAGCCTAAAGAGCAGCAGGGCCCTGATCCGTTGATTGCGCTGAAACAGCAGGAGCTACAGATTAAGGCGCAAGCAGAGCAGAATGACGCTGCCATAGACCAAGCTAAGGTGGTTCTGGAACAGCAGAAGATGGGCGAGAGGGCTCGTCAGTTTGATGAAAGATTGGCCAGCCAGGAGGCTCAGACAGCCGCAAGACTGGACGCTCAAGCGCAGCGTGAGCTGCTGAGATTAAGAAATAACCGAGGAGGTTAGTATGAGTTCTGTAAAAATCATGGGTGGACCAATCAAAGAACCACCAAAACCTACGAAATATGCTGACATCGAGGGTCAAGGTCGCATACCATATGCAACTTTAAAAGATGAGAAGACCCCAAACATAGCAAAAGCTAAGATCACCAAGGGCAAGCGCCGTGGTATGGGTGCTGCATTGCGTGGTGCTGAATTCACTAATGCGTAGGTGACGATATGCCTTTGATGCGTGGGTCTAGTCAGAAGACCATCAGTTCTAACATTGGCAAGCTTAAAGACGAGGGCTACCCCCAGAAACAGGCGGTGGCCATTGCTTTGAACTCGGCAGGTAGGTCGAAGCCAAAAGAAATGAGTAGGGGCGGTGCTGCTTTGAAAGGGTACAGCCCAATTGCTATTAGACCGCAACGTTTCCAAGGAGTTTTTTAATGAGATATGCAATATTGTCAGTATTTGTGCTTTTGAGTAGTTGCACTTCAGTACAACAAGTCATTGATAACAAAGAACTTTATTGCTCTCAGTTTTACAAAGGCGTCCGAGCCGTCGGGCGCAGCGCCTTATCGGCAACAACAGGTGTAGTTGTCCCAGATGTATGCGATACTATCGATGAGATTGTCGCGGAGGAAAACGCTGATAGCGTAGACAAAAGCGATAGCTGATCTCCGATTACTCATACAACTGGTGTTGTTGTTTAAATGAAGCTAGGCGGATTACTTAAATCTTTAGCTCCCACCATTGCACAGGCGGCTGGCGGCCCGATGGCCGGTATGGCCGTCAAGATGGCCGCCAAGAAAATAGGTCTTCCTGACACGGCTACGGCCAACGAAATAGAAGACCTTATTGAGCGCGAGCCGGAAAAAGCGCCTCTTCTGAAGCAAGCAGACAAAGATTTTGCCCAGAGCATTCGTGCTATGGAGATTGACCTGGAGTCGTTTAAGACTGAGGTCGCGGACAGAAAGGACGCCCGAGCCAAGTTTTCTCAAGATTGGACACCAAAAGCATTTAGCATGCTGGCTCTGGTTTTGTATGGCACTTACGTCATGGCGGTAACTATCATGCCGCATGACCAGAATGATGAGACCATCATATCTCTAGTATTGGGCCAGTTATCGGGGATATTAGGCACAGCAGCCGCTTTTTTTTATGGCGGTTCGAGCAATAAAAAATAATGGAAAAGCTGATAGAAATGCTCAAGCGCCACGAGGGCGAGGTTAAGACTAATGGTCGCCACGTGGCATATAGATGCCCTGCTGGTTACTGGACACTTGGAATAGGGCGAAATATCGACCCTGAAAACGGCATTGGTTTGTCTGAAGAAGAGGTCAATTTCCTGTTACAGAACGATTTAAATCGTTGTGAAGCAGAGCTTAATGCGGAATACGTCTGGTTTAGAACCTTGGAAGGGGCTCGTAGAGACGCTATTTTGGACATTTTCTTTAACCTTGGGGCAACTCGTTTCCGAGGGTTCCAGAACGCCATAGCGGCTATGGATGAGCAGGATTACGACAAGGCCGCCGTAGAGTTCATGGATTCCAGGTGGGCCAAGCAGGTTGGTGGTCGAGCTTTAGAGCTTACCGACATGATTAAGGCGGGTAGCTATGTTTGAGTACGCTGCTACCGTGGTCAAAATCGTAGATGGAGACACCGTAGATGTTTTGGTGGACCTTGGCTTTGATACTTTTGTGGGTGGTAAACGTGGGCGTATTCGTCTTTACGGAATTGACGCACCCGAATCTAGGACCCGAGATAAGGAAGAGAAGAAATACGGGCTCTTGGCGAAGAAATTTGTAGAAGAATTTATGCCTGTTGGCACCGAGGTAACGCTCAGAACCTATAAGGACAAAGGCGGCAAGTACGGACGCTATATGGGCGATTTTAAGCGTCATGACAAATGGCTTTGTGAAGAGTTGGTTAAAAACCACCTAGCCGTTGAATACTTTGGTCAGAGCAAAATCCTTATTCAACAGGCGCATTTAAGAAATCGTGCTTTATGTGACGAAAGTTCGATCCCACCTGTTGCAGAATACGAGGACCGATTATAAGATTCGCTACGATTTTATCATATGGAGACAGCATGGATGATCTAGTCGTAGTACAATTTATCCAAAAGAAACTAAAAGAACGTAAGTCTTTAGTTTTGGATATTTTAGAAAACAACGGCGTCACCTCTTTAGAAGCCTACAAGCAACTTATGGGGGAGTTAGACGCTTTAAATTACATAGCACAGGAACTCTCGGGCCTGCTAGAACAACAGGAGCGCATGAATGATTGAAGTGCCGGGTTATTTGGCGGATCAGCTAGATAAAGAAGCTGCTGAAGCTAAAAAGAAAGAAGAAGACGTTTCACGTGAAACCTCTGAAGAAGGGGGCGTAGATGATCTCTACGTTAATCCCGCGGAACGTGTGTTAGACCCCTCCAAGGCAGATGCCTCTCTTTTAGAACGCATGCCAGACCCTACAGGCTGGCGCATGCTGATACTTCCCTATCGCGGAAAGGCTCAGACAGAGGGCGGCATTTACATTCCTGAGAAAGTTTTAGACGACGGTCAGATACAGACTGTAGTCGGATATGTCTTAAAGCAAGGTCCTTTGGCATACAAAGACACGGAAAAGTTCCCAGAGGGCCCCTGGTGTCAGGAAAAAGATTGGGTAATTTTTGCTCGATATGCTGGCTCTAGGTTTCGCATAGACGGTGGAGAAGTCCGCATCCTTAACGATGACGAGATTCTAGCCACTATATCTGATCCAGAAGACATTATTAGCTTTTAAGGGGTAAACATGGTGGAAGAACAGGAAAATAAAGCTTATGAGCCGGATGACGGCACAGTAGACATAGAACTAGGTGAAAACGAAGAGGAACAGGAGGTCGAGGTAGCGGTCTCTAGCGTTTCTTCAGAAGAGCCGGTTGAAGGGTCTGAAGACGATGATGAGCACCAGAAATACACTGCGGGTGTTCAAAAACGTATAGATCGCCTGACCAAGAAAATGCGTGAAGCCGAGAGGCAGCGCGAAGAGGCGGTGGTATACGCCAAGTCGGTTCAAACAGAGTCTGACCAGTTAAAAGCCAAGCTACAGCAGGTGGACGCTGGTTATCTGAATGAATATGGCGGTCGGCTTACGGCTGAGTTAACTCAAGCTCAAGAGGATTACAAACGTGCCATAGCTACGGGCGACCCGGATAAGGCTTTAGAAGCTCAACAAAAGCTGACTAATCTACAGGTAGCGTCTTCTAAACTAGACGATGCCAAAAGGGCCCAGCAAGCTAGAGCCGTTCGTCGAGAACAAGAGCAGCAACAAGCTCCGCAGGCTCAAGCACAGCCACAGGCTCAACAACCTGCTCAACGTCCTGATCCAAAGGCGGAAGAATGGGCAGATAAGAACGAATGGTTTGGCCAAGACCGGACCATGACCTTTGCTGCATATGGGATACATCAAGAACTCATACAGGACCAGGGGTTTGACCCACAAACGAATGAGTACTATGATGAACTAGATAAGAGGATTAAGCAGGAGTTCCCGCACAAATTCTCTGATAATTCTGATACCGAGACCAGTCGAAAGCCCGCCCAGAACGTGGCTGGAGTATCTCGCACTAATTCGTCAACAGGGCGCTCTACAAAACGGAAACTCACGCCTAGCCAGGTTGCTATAGCCAAAAGATTGGGTGTGCCGCTAGAAGAATACGCGAAATATGTCAAATAGGAGAT